AGGTTCGTGGTGATCTCTATACTGGTAAGCACTCCCCCAAGACCAACAAAAGAGCAAAGGGCGTAGCGAAGGCAAAGACCGATCTTGACATGCGTAAGATCGCAGGTAAAGACTACAGAAAGCGAATGGGATGAAGTCGTTCATTCAGTATTTGAATGAGGTTTCCCCTCCTGGCTTCGAGGGAACAGTGAAAGCCATGAAGAAGCATAAGGAGATCGACAATCCTTACGCACTCGCATGGTATATGAAGAACAAGGGATACAAGTCCCACAAGACCAAAGACGGCAAGGATAAGAAATGAGATTCAGATTCCCAATCCAAGAAGAAGGTGGTGCTGGAGAAGAAGGCACCGACAAACTCGTCAAGCGTTACAAGAAAGACACTCCTGGCCAAAAGGTCAACGAGAAGGTCTACGCCGACTCAGGTCTCGGTAAGTGGTTTGGTGCAGGAGGAAAAGGCGGAGTCGGTAAAGGTGGATGGGATAGATATAATACCAAAGGCGAGCGTATCGGTAAGTGTGGAGATGGTAAGCCAGGTGAGGGTAAACCCAAGTGTCTGTCTGCCAACAAAGCACGCCGACTTCGAGCCAAAGGTGGAAAGAAAGCGATTGCAAATGCAGTCCGAAGAAAGAAAGAGAAAGACCCACAAGTCGATAGACCAGGCACAGGCAACAAACCAATCAATGTCTCCAACAGACTAGACAGGAAGGAAAGCGTCGTGAAACTACCCAACGGATACCTCACAGAGAAGAACAAGCCAACTGATCCCAAGAAGTGGGCTGCTGCGGTATCAGCCGCGAAAGCCAAGTTCGATGTCTATCCTTCTGCATATGCAAACGCATGGGCAGCAAAAAAGTATAAGGCCGACGGCGGAAGTTGGAAAAAGGGATGAAGTTACCAAAGGGAACACTAAATGAATGTTGGTCCACTCATGTGCAGAGAGGAACAAAGATGAAGGGCGGCAAGGTCGTCCCCAACTGTGTTCCCAAGTCGTCTGTGTCTGAGGAGAAGAAAAAGAAGATCAAGATCGAACTCGATCCAGAGAAGAAGATTGGATACGAGGTGCGATCTGTTGGACCAGGCGGCAAGACCACCCTCAAGAAGCGTAGAGACATGCCTGGTAAAAAAGATGTCGGTGAGTCACTTGAAGAGAGCAACAAGGCCAAGTTCAACGAGATTCTCCGAAAGGGCAAGAAACTCGGTGACTGGAACATGATGTCATATTTCCTTCACGACGGAAATGTATGGATGCTTCAGTCTGGTCGTGCCGTCAATCAAGGTAAATTAGAGGTCTTCATGAGGAAGGCACAATCTGGTCTCATCAACAGTCTCAAGTTCGAGTCGGTTCAGGAAGAACTAGGACTACCGACTCACCACCCCGATCACCATGTATACAAGTCCACCGAGCATAATCTACGAAATGGCGGAAACCCCACTACCCGAAAGCGAGTGCAACAGTATTCGAATCGCAACAGGATTCGCATGAGTCCCGACGAAGCGAAGGCAATCAATGCCAAGGGTAAGCACGGTGATGCGTTCAGGGAGCAGCAGAGAAGAGTTCAGCAGCACCTCAAGGATAGACACACCACCAAGAAAGAATCAGTCCTGAAGTTCAAAGAGGACTGGCAGAAAGTCAACCGTCAAGATAAGACTGACGGTCTAAGTCAGAAGGCCGTTGACGCCTATCGTCGTGAGAACCCAGGCTCCAAACTCAAGACTGCGGTCACTGAGAAGAAGCCCACAGGGAAGCGAGCAGCACGCAGGAAGTCATTCTGTAGTCGCATGAAGGGGATGAAGAAGCGTCTCACCAGTGCGAAGACTGCGAACGATCCTGATTCACGCATCAACAAGGCTCTTCGTCGCTGGAACTGCTAGATTAGTGGAAGTGGGGACCAAACCCAAGGGCGTCGGACAATCCGTTCTTCGCCATTCTTCCACTCATCGAGTTCTTGGATCTAGGACCACCACCAAACTCCAAGGCATCTTTGCTTGCGAAGTTGTAAGTAGGAACTAAAGTTCCTCCGATGTTGTATACCATGTAGTCAACTTCGCCAGAGAGTGCGTCCTTAACGAAGTCATCCATCGCAAGATCCCCACCCTTATCGCCCATCACTTTGGATATTATCTTTTCCGCGGCGACTGACAGGTATCCCAGCAAGATGTCTCTCTCTGCGGCAACCACGGAACTCTTGTTTGACTTCAGCATGAGTTTGTTGCCAGAGATATATCTCTCCCTCAAGGTAGAGTCTTCCATGCAGATGCCTTTTATTGCGGAACCTATCTTTTCCAAATCACCGCTATCGGCAAGTTGTGTTATGCTTTTTTTGGCATTACTGGGAACGGTTCCAGGCGTGGTCTCGTATAACTTAACTATGATGTCCAGTGTTTTTTTCGGCATGATGTCTTTTTTGATGTGACCATCAGCACACAACTCGAACACACCATAGATTGGTCCCAACTGAGGACCGCGTGTCGCTAAGTGTTGTGCAACCAAGAACTGGATGGTTGGAGGGCCTTTGGACCAGAATTCATACAACTCTGGCTTGCCCTTGAGTTTGTCTATGATGTCATGAAACTTAATCGTGTTTGCCGTTCCCGCTGTCTTAGCAGAAACCAGAGTTGTTTTCTGTGAGGAAAGAGTTCCTGCCTTCTTAGCATTTCCTCTTTTGTGTTCACATACATTACTCTTCTTTCCACCAGCCGCAGCAGGAACCTTCGCATAAATGATGTAGTCATACAGAGGTTCGTTGTCTGCACTGGGGAAGAAAATACAAACATCCTTTGGTTTAAGGCCGAAATACTTTCCGTTGTAAGCGGCCCACAGAGAGCCGAATATCTCACCCAAGTCGGTATTGATACCCTGAATTGCTTTTCGCTTACTGTCACCCTTTTCCTTGAGAAATGGGTTCTTTTTCAGTCTTTGTATGAGATCTGATGGTATAGTCTTGTTTGATATTGCATGATCTACCAATGCTGTCAGGTAGTGTGCAATATCTTTATGCAAACCAGAGATCTTCTCAAGGTCTTTGAAAGACTTCTTGAGCAGTGCGGGTAGTTTCTCCGCTTCGATCTTCTTATCCATCATAGTCGGGAGGACATTTGATGGCTTGAAGAAGTTCGGAGTGAAATACTTGTCTGGAGTGAGTTCTTTTAGGTTCATATTTCTATTTATAAATAACTAGGAGGATTAAACTATGCCAACATATGATTATCAATGTGAAGCCTGCAATCATCGATTCGAACGCTTTGAACTGATTGCAACCAGAGATGAACCGTGTGATCGTCCCTGTCCCGACTGTAACGAAACCAAGGTCAGACGAGGATGGTTCAACGCCCCCGTGGGTGGCGTCGATGCCAATGTCACCCCAGACAAGGCTACGGGAGGACAGTGGTCACAACTCATGGACAAGATGAAGAAGTCCAAGGTGGTGGACCGTGCAGCCAAAGCAAACCTCGACATCTCTTCAACCAGAACTGGAAGAAAATATGGATACCAATGAAAAATCCGAAGGACTTGGTGATAGCGTAGAGAAGTTTACCAAGGCTACTGGAATTAAGAAGGTAGTAGAGAAAATTGCAGAGAAGACTGGTAAAGACTGTGGTTGCAACAAAAGAAAAGAAAAACTAAATAAAATGTTCCCCTACGGAAAAAAAGATACATGAAACGATTCAAACAATTCCTCGAAGATGCCCCCGTCAACAATGCCAGTAGTGGTAGTGTCGCTGGACTAGGATCCGAACCCCCAGTATCAGTCAAAGGGCAAAAAGCACACCAGAAGAGAGTAGAAAAACTCTCCAAGGGAGCAACCGCTGGACGAAGAGCGTTCAATGTCAAGAAAACGGGAATGGAAGGATACTGATGGAATCACTTCTTGAACGAGCAGTCCGACTCACAGTCGCACAGAGAAAGAAGAAAGGTTTGATCGCCAAACGCACGGCGAAGCGTCGTGCTTTTCGTCGCAAGATGAGAGCAAAGAGAATGAAGAACCACGGGGAACTTCTCAAGAAGGCGAACAAAGCAGCCCGAAACATGTTCAAGAAGAAGTATTCGGCAGGAAAAAACTACAACGAACTATCGTTTGCAGAGAAGGGCATGATCGACAAGAGACTCGAAAAGATCTCAGGCGCTCGACTGTCCAAGATTGCACGAAGAATGATGCCTAAATTAAAGAAGGCTGAAATGGAACGAGTGAAACGAGTAAGGAGTCAAACATGAAGATGAGTGATTTTTTCGGGTGGGTGCAAGCAAATCAAAGAAAAGGCACCCTAGACCAGATGAACGCAGCGTGGCATAACAGAAATCAAACCCCGATCCCTGAGCCTGAACAGCCAGAGGAAAAGATAGAGGAGATTCCTGTTGACAATGAGGAAGAATGATGTATACTACAGATGTGAAACACTTTACCCATGTCAACATTGAGCCTCTTGAAGATCTAAAAACAGTCAACGAGAACGGCAAAAGGTTCTACAAGACACCGAGTGGCAACTACCCATCGGTGACGACTGTAACAGGCTTCAAGAAGAATAAGTTCTTTGCTGAGTGGCGACGAAAGAATCCCAAGGAGTCAGTGCGTGTCACCAGTCGTGGTAACAAACTGCACAGTCTCATAGAGGACTACCTGAACAACGAGTTCGATCCCGCAACGGACAAGGGTAAGGTCACTCCAGACACACTGGAGTTGTTCCTACAACTAAAGCCAGAACTGGATAAGATTGACAACATCCATGCTCTCGAAGCAGCGTTGTGGTCTGATACTCTTGGTCTCGCGGGTCGCGTGGACTGTGTTGGTGAATACAACGGCAAGTTGTCCATCATCGACTTCAAAGGCTCAACACGAATTAAGCGACGAGAGGACATCTTCAACTACTTCCAACAGGCAACAGCGTATGCTATTGCATGGCAGGAGAGAACGGGTATGGTAATAGACAACTTCGCCATCCTCGTTTCGTGTGAGGATGGCGAAGTCCAAGTCTTTGAGGGTAATCCTCTTCAGTATGTTCGTAGTCTCAAGACCATCATCGACGAGTATTACGCCAGTCTGTAGACCTTGGCTCCTGACGCCACAGCACCAACATAGGAAACAGCAACAGGGAAAATAACTCCTGACGCCGATCCTGTGATTTGAACCGCATCACCAGAAGCACCCTTGACAGCATATCCAGTTAATCCACTGCTGTAGTTTGGGGTGGCAAATGGGTGCAGTGTAGCACCAGCAGCACCGACAACCATGACACCTTTAGGCGCATGAACATGGGAATTGGCAGAAACCTGTTCCATTCTTTGATATCTGTCGTATGACATTTAATACTCCTCTGTATTTTCCTACATACCGTAGGAGTTATTTATGCTAGGATTCTCTAACTATTTAGTAGAAAGTAAAAATCTACATCTAGAACACCTTGAAGATTCCCTCTTCAATGAGGGATCAGCGGGTGTAGATGACGCACTTCGTTTCTGCGAATCTCTCATGGAGATGCTTAACGGAAACACCAAGAGCCGAACCAATATCACGGTCAAGTGGGACGGCGCACCTGCCGTTTTTGCTGGTATCAACCCAGACAACGGCAAGTTTTTCGTTGGAACCAAGTCGGTATTCAACTCGAAGACCCCCAAGATCAACTACACCGCAGCAGATATCAAGAAGAACCACGAAGGTGGTCTACAGGACAAACTGCTCGCCGCTCTTCCCTTGTTCAAGAAACTGGGCATCAAAGGTGTACTACAGGGCGATCTACTCTTCACCGACGATGTGGAAGAGAAAACAATAAATGGGGAGAAATACCTAGTTTTCACCCCTAACACTATCACCTACGCGGTTCCCGTCGATAGTGACATGGCCCAGCAGGTGAAAAAAGCAAAGATTGGAATTGTCTGGCATACTACATATTCTGGTAAGTCAATGATTGATATGAAGGCATCGTTTGGTGCGAATGTTAGTGGTCTGAGAAAAAGTAAGGATGTATTTTTCACAGACGCCGACTTCAGAGATACTTCGGGTTCAGCCACTTTTACGGCTTCCGAAACTGAGTCCGCTTCTGATGCCATCGCCAATGTAAAGCGATCATTCATGCGAGTTCGTCGATACATTGATGAATTCACAAGTAAGAAATCAATTATCGACGAACTCAAGATCTACGCCAACTCGCAAGTCCGAAAAGGTAGCGTGAGGCTTTCTGCGGAGGAGTTCACAAATTTCGTGAACGACAAAATGCAGAAGGGCGTAGATTCCTTAAAGTCAGAGCGTGGTAAGGCAAATAAAAAGAAAAAGATAAAAGAGGTCGTAGGATACCTACAGAGAAACAGAGCGAAGATCCAGAAGATTTTTGATCTACACGGACAACTCATTGACCTGAAACTTAAATTCGTCCGTAAACTAGAACAAGTGAAGTCCCTTGGTATGTTCATTCGAACCAGTGATGGTTATCGTGTCACATCCCCAGAGGGGTTTGTTGCCATAGATAAGATTAAAGGTAATGCCTATAAACTTGTAGACAGACTGGAGTTCTCAAGAGCGAACTTCACCGTTGCAAAGAACTGGAGAAAGTAATGACCAAATCACAACTAGAGAAGATCGTCAACAACTCACGACGACAGCAACTCATGGACAAATATGTCGCAGAGCATGGCGGATCATTCGTAAAAGGCAGAGGTGGGTGGCAATACATCCCCGAGCAGGTAATCTCCAACAAGGTAGCCAAGGCTGAAAAGAGAGCAGAGCAAAGAAGTGAAACCCAGGCTAAAAAGAGAGGCCTGTTTAGACGAAAGAGAAAGAATGAAGAGACTGAGTGAACAAAGGAGAAGAAGAGGAATCGTCGTAACCTTCGGCCGATTCCAACCTCCTACTTCTGGTCATGAGTTAGTCATGCGGAAGGTGTTGTCTGTTGCGAAGAAGATGGGGTATGAGCATCGCATCTATACCTCCCCCTCACAGAACAACGCCAAGAACCCTCTTCGTTATAAAGATAAGGTTCGTTTCCTTCGTGCGTTGTTTCCCAAGGCAAACATCTACGAGGATTCACGAATCATCAATCCGTTCTTCATGATGAAGCAACTCAGCGATCAAGGATACAAAGATGTGATTCTGATCGTTGGATCCGATCGAGTAAACGATATGTCATCACAGATATCGAAGTATATTGGACATAGCGATAAGGATAAGAGTTTCGAGTTCAACAACTTCAGAGCCATTTCCTCTGGAGATCGAGACCCAGACGCAGAAGGCGCAGCAGGAATGTCAGGAACAAAGATGAGGCAAACGGTAGCCGATGATGATTTCGATCTCTTCATGCAAGGTCTACCTAGAGGAACCACTCCCAGGCTTGGACGCTCATTGTTCAATGCCATTCGAAAAGCGTTATAAATATAAATACTATTCCAAGGAGGAATAAAATGCTCAACGATCCCAAGTATAAGAACCTAGTCAACGATATCTCAAATATTCTTGGTGAAAACATCAAGAGTCACTTTGCTAATCTTTTACCTGAGGCCATTGTCGATCAGGTAAGTCTTGCAGCAGAAAAGATTGAGGAGATCCCCGCTGGTGCCCGAACTGCTGAAGCAGTTGGTAAAATCATGAAAGATCACTTCTTCGAGGGTGTTCGTAATGCAAGGGTACAGCCCAACAATGAAATGTCTGCTGAGTTCTACCGTCGTGTATTTGAGATGAGTCACGACAAGAAGAACAAAAAGAAGAACGATAAAGCCAACGGCGCATACTGATTGGAGATTCCGATGAAGAGATTCAAAGAACTAAGAGAAAACCTTATTTTGGAATCGGAGTTTAGTCCTTACGGCCTATACAACCGATCCATTCACACCGATGATGGTGTTCATCGTCTTGACGATAGAGAAAACCTCGGAAGAATCAACGCATTCATCGAGAACTTTCTCTCTGGTAATACCCTTCACCCCAAGGTCAAGTTAGAGCAACTCAAGGTTCGACTCAATCACATCGGATTGGACTTCGATACCAAGGGTGGTCTTGTTGACGAAGAGATTACTTCATATCCCATGACCTACTACGGTAAGGTTTTCGGATACAAGATGGAAAACGGCGCACCCACAGGCGAGATTGGTGATCAGGACTTTTCAACCGAGAAGTTCGGAAGACCTCTTGCTCTCTCCGTTCGTCAGACTGGAAAGGGTCTAGTCACCCTAGAGGCTAAGGTTCACTTTGTCGGTGAAGAAGAAGGACTCGGTGAAGAGGCTCTCGAACTTCGTCTTCACATCGACAACGACGAAGACCTCTTTGAGAACAAGATCGCTCCCGCACTTGAAAATGCTCATGACATTGATGGGGCTCTTCGAGGTCTCATCTATGCAGTCAAGTCCGCAGTCACGGGTTACGAAATGGATGTCACTGAAGATGACATCCATGCAGTAGCAGAGTCTATTCTTATGGATTCTATCGATCCCGACGAGGATGAGGACGAAGAGGTGATCGAAGTTGAAGATCTTGAAGAACTCGACAAGTCCACCGTTCAGTCGTATCAGAAGAAAGCAACGATTAGACACGGCATTGAAAAAGATATGGCCAAAGATGAACCAGTAAAGTCTGATAGAGAAGAAATGAAAAGAGTGGCTAAAAGAAGAGCGTTAGGATTAACAAGAGCAGCCGCTCGAACTGATAGTTGAACATATAAATACTTTCGTTATGGATTTCACAGAGTTGAATGATTCCAACTTCATCATGTTCGCCATGAAAAATTATGAGAACCCGACATGCACGGGCATGGATGAATTCTATGAAGATCTTAATCGGGTGAAATATGTGAAGCGTTTGTTTCGGAAGTATGAGAAGAGCGATATACTTCGTGAAAGACTCATACTGAATCACTTGATTATTCTTGGTAATGTTTTCGGTCCTGTGGTGTGTTCAAGAATATTATTCCACAAGACCGAAGAAGAACTGCACTCATACCTAAAGACCTTTTTAGTTTACTTAAACTATTTACCTAAAGAGTTAGAAAATGTGGATCTTGATTCGATACCACTAGATCAGAGGATTGTAGAGAAACTTAGGAGCCTCTAATGGGTGCAGTAGACGCTTTCATAGCCTATAAATTTATCAAAATTCTCACAACTCCGTGGACGGAAACCGAGGCATATAAACTCGGGATTATTGATGATAACGGTAAGGTTCTGAGAAAAAGGAAAGACCTCAAACTTTCCTCCGAGAAGACATCATACACGGTGTTTCATACCCTGTGTTGGAATGTAAAGAAACTCCTAGAGAAACTACCTGGCGGCAAAACCAAACTCGCGTCCTTCGCCGCTGCACTCTACCTCCTCAAAGAAAACACAAATGTCATCGACAAGACTCTTTTCGAGAGGTCTTTGATTTGGTATCTCGAAGATAGCGGAATCGAAGTCGAAGATAGATTCGAGGCATACGAAGGTCAGGTGTCGGGATCCATCTCGCCTGGCACTTACATCATCGAGGATCAGAAAGTCGTGATCACTCGAACCCTCGAATCCTTCACCTCGTTCTTGGGTGAGAGTCTCTTCCGACTAGGCACCCTCTGTCTCATGGAGAAGGACTTCATCCCTCTCGCAGAATACAATCTGACTGAAGGCAGAAACAGACGCACCAATGAAATGCAAGACACCTTCGCTGGTATGCAAGTATTCAAAGTCTCGCAGGACGAATACATCAACTCTATAAATGGCAGAACAAAGTTCCAGAGATGGAACAAGCACATGGACATGGAGAAGGAAGAAAACGGCGAAGTCAAGAAGTATGCTCATCGTAACCCAGGCAAGCCTGTTCTCATACAAAACGATCGAACAGGAGAAATGGCTTACCTCATTCACAGGAGTTCGTGATGATAGAAGCCCTGCTTACAACTGAGTTCCTTTCCCTCGTCGGAGGAAGCATTACTGGCTTTATCTTCCGCACGATGGCAGAGAAGCGTGAGAACGAAAAGCAACGGTTTGACCGTACTTTGTCTCTGATCGACAAACGAACCGAAGTTGCGGACGCAGCGGTTCAGCGGGTCTCTGTGGACGCTGGGAAGCGTGTGAGACGCTTCATCGTTCTCTGCATTCTCTTCGGAACCATCCTTGCCCCCTTCATTCTGCCCTTCTTCAACATCCCCACCGTGGTGGAGATTGAGGAAGCCAAAAACGCACCCCTAGACTTCTTCGGGCTGTTCGGAACCAACACATACATTTCATTTGAAACGATCAATGGCTATCTGTTTACAACAGAGAACAGGCAGATTCTTGTAACCATTGTCGGCTTCTACTTCGGAAACGCTAGTGCAAAGGCTACATGATGCGACTATTCTTTTTAATATTACCATTGATGATCGGTTGTGCGGGGGGACAGAAGATTGTTGACTCTAATAGAAGCAACATACCAGAAAAGGTAACTCCTGATCTGGAGACCACACCCTTCTCAATTTCTTTAGGTATCATCTTCTCTATCATTGTTTTAACTTGTGTGTATTACCTACTAAAATCAGATAAGTCTGATTCATCCGACTAATTGGTTGTGCAGATACTTGCAGATGTAGTAGGCATCCACAATGTCAGATAGTGGATTACCGATCTCCTCTCGATCTGGTTGAATGAGTTTCGCAAGATCCACCATAGTCTCTTGTGTAAAAGAGGCATACATGTCGGTCTTGGATGCATTACCCTTCCCAGTCGCAAACTTCTTCACCTTAGTAGGCTCTACGATCTCAAGGGGCATACTGTTCTGATACATCTTGTATTTCAGAACGCCTGTGTTCTCTGCGATGTGAAAGACTTTACCCTTCGCACCGTAGGCGTAACCCTCTAGGGCAACCTGATCACAACCCACAGTCTTCTGTATGGCCCACTCTGAGATGCTATCGTATCTCTGGAGATCCTCAGTATATCGGGTGAAAGGTTCACCCGTGATGTTTCTACCGAAAGGTCGTTGGTTCTTTTTTACATCTGAGAGAAAGAAAAACAAACACTCTCTGAAACTAAATTTGGCTCGACTATTTCCCATAAAGATACATATAGCAGGACTTCTTAAACTATAGTCTATACCAGCAATTGACATGGAGCATATTCCTTATGGGCATCACAGACACGATTTTATCAGGTACAGGGTTTTCAGGACTGGAAGCAGCAGAGTCTCCTATTGGAAATTCAACCGATTATGCTTTTGATCATGGACCAGTCGCAAGATGGACTCAAATACCAGGCGATTGCATCAGCACAAAAGACGGTCAAGGAAATTCTGATCCTCACCTTTATGTAGGGGTGATGGCGTATCATGCTAATAACATTAAGGAAGTTGAATTTAAATTGAATGGTGGTGCTGGTGTCACCGTCGGTGAACAAGAAATAAATCCCCAAACTAACCTACCCGAATATTTTGTTAAAATAGACAAGAATGATATCTTAGACAAAATGAATGTGGATAGGAATAATCCAGATTACTCAACCGAAAGAAATTTAGAACTTCGTGCCATAATAAGACCAAACGCAGGTCAAGTTAAAATACTACAACATGATCTGGCTGGTATATCTGGCCCCGAAGGAGGTCAATTAATTTGTGAACTACAGGGAGTAAGCGGGGGAATAACTGCCTCATCGTTCTACGATAAACGCTTACATCCCGGAGAACATTCATATTTCGCTAATGTGAAGCGAGAAGAGGATATCCCAACCGTATATGTGAGCCCTGCGGGTCAAACTTACGATAAAGGCAACTGGGATGGAAGAACCGAATCACAACCACTTAATCATGTCATAGATGGTATTAGGGCTGTGAAGGATCTAATACTCGAAAAAGTAAACGCCGGAAACTTACCAGCCGACAGAAAATATACGAGAACATCAGATGGTAGCAGTTTCGTAGATGTTTCAGACGGTAGGATAGTATTTTTGCGAGGAACTTATGACAGGGAACACTACAACACAGCGTATCATGGACCAGAGGGTTCTGGTGTTAATAGGCCAGGAATAATAGGAGATGGTGATAAAGACGACTTCTCTGACGCTAGACCATTTACAGGAAAGTCTTTCTTCACATACACGGGAGACTTAAGAGTTTCCAGAGATGAAATAGTTTTTGAATCGGCAGATCCCTCCATACCACGATCAGAAAACAAATTCGATCCAGCCAGCACTACCTCGGCAAACATGGGGATGCAAAAAGTTCAACACCACAAAGTGGTCCGTCAATTTAAACCAGAACCAGAACAAGAGGTAGAATTCGGTAAAAATAGTTACTTTGAATATATGGCAGGAGGATATCAAACTGGATTGGAAAGACCAGGCCCACTGAACGCATTTTGGATGGACGACATACTGACAGTCGAAAAACTAATTCTACACAGAAAATTAAATAATGATATTAGCATACCTGCTATAATTACAAACTCAACGATGATAGGGTCATCTAGACCAGCAGGTGTAACTATTCAAGTAAACAATACTTTTTCTAAAGGTGCGAATGATCAGATTATTTGCACTTACTCTTTAGGAAACAATTTTATTGGATCATGGCCATCCTACATGTTTGCAAGAGAGGTTAGATTCCCCGAAGATTCCGACTACAAAAAATTTAACGGGTTTTATACAAACGCCCCTTCTTTAGATTGGTTAGCAGACAAATCAGTGGCATTTGAAACACCGGGAATCACCTGGCCGACCTACAAGAACGAACGGGGTCGTAACGCAGGAAACACCATATGGCGAAGAATAAACACCCGCAGAACACCCGCAGGAAACACATTCGAGCAACAATTCACGCCGCAATTTTATCGCTTAGATGATGATTTCGAAGTTATAGAACCTCTATCTGGATCTGGTCTTCAGGATAGTTACAAACAAATTGCTGACTCATACGGTGCATCGGAGCGTGGTTATTTCCAGGCCCCTTACTATCTTGGTTTACCTAAACCATTACTCACCGTGAATGATAGGCAGACGAATAAGGACATAAGGACGGGTATAATAGATCAAACTGATCCAATCACAGGAGATCCGATTCTTTTACATGTGAACGACGAGGGATATTATGATAATGTTTTCATGACTCAAGTCATGCACGAAAACGATGGAACTGCGGCAGGATTTACGGCCACAGGAATAGTTCTGGCTGACATGGACAAGCCCCTAGTTTGGGGTGACGATTCAAGGGAAGACCGCCAAAAATTTGTTTTCCGTCAGGGAAGCACGGCAAGTAAGGGACCCGGCGGTATACGGAGACCCGTACAAGAGGCTAACTTCACCTATGAAGGTTTGGGCCAAGCAACCGAGGGATATTTTGCTTGGTGTGAGGGATTCACCACAACAGCAAATCCAAATCAAGGACATAGATCTTTCAACTCTACTGGTGGCGCAATTTCTGTATTCGGTAATCCAATAGAAGACACTAGCGGAGTAACAAACGATGCATATCCAGTGTGGTGTGTAGGAAATAACGGAAACGATGATAGTTTCTTCCACTTGGACATGATGCAGAATTGGTTGCACGGACCCATTGGATCTAGTACGAATCTTTACAATGGTATAAGCAGACTAGAAAATAATCTGATTGCATATAATAGATTTATAAATGTTCCAGGCCAGTTGGCAAACTTTGGTAACGCTCACTACAGTTTAAAGTCCCAACTACATGATAGTAGAAGACTCGGAATGGACATCGTTACGGGATCAGGAAACTTTACGCCTGGAGAAATAGTATATCAAGGTGTTTCAGTGTCAGCAGACGCAAGTTATGTTACGGGTGAATCGGATATATTTTCTTCTGGTGGGATAACATGGACAGCAGCAGCACAAGTTATGTCATGGGATAACACCACAGGTCTACTTGATCTTAGGTATATAAGAGGAAGACAAGAAGGTAATGTAAGTTCCACCGCCCTTCGAGAAGATTTACAAAGCGATTTTACTGTTAAATACAACGCTTTCAAGGCTGGTACGACAGTTTATGGTGCATCAAGTGGAGCGAATAGAAATCTCGAAACGCTCCACCAAGGCGGACAGAATACAGATGCACAAACAGGATTCATTAAACACAACAGAACCGACTTTCTTGAGTCATGGAAAGATTTTGCTTGGATATCTAACAGTTTCGCAACACCAGCAAAATCTGGCGGTGCAAGCACAGTTATTGGTGGATTTCCCATAAGACACTTCCTTGTTTATAACAACCTCTTTGAAGGACAGGCGGTAAACTTCAAGATAGGTGATGATGTTTATGGCACCGAAGCAAGAGAGGCGCAAAGTGCCTTGGAGTTCGACGACCACGCATCAATAACTGGTGGTATCGGATATTTTAAATCTAGTCTCATGAACGGAAACACAGCGGGTGGATATTCAGCAGACAGATATCGAGAGATATATGGAGTTGGAATTCATGATAAAGTTTTTAAAGCAATACTTCAAGCAGAATATATGGAGAGCGTCTATGGAAGCACAGTTGCAGCATCTGGAATAACCATAGATCGAGGCACAGAGGCTGTCACCTTCCGAGGAAATTATTTCTCCAACCCAGGCGGAAGTTTAATTGAATATGTAAGGAGAGCAAAAGGAGTTCAGTCTAATCCCGACAACCTTGGACTTACGGCAGCGGTTGAGAGTTTCGACTTTATTGATAACTATTATTGGCCGTACACCCCCAAAAATGAAAATGAATCTGAGGCTGCGATGACAAGACTGGTCGCAAGGCCAGGGCCTAGGTTTGAAAACCTTGACGCGGATTATGGTGGTGCAAACTTCAACGACGCAAAAAACGAGTCTTTTAATATTTTGGCGGGAAGTAACTTCTCTGGTGGGGCCAGTTCAATAATTCAAAAAGGTGTTCCCTTTGACATTAATCGACAGAAAAAACCAGTTGGTAGATCTTCTGTTGGACCAGACGAACCAAGCAATCCAGAAGAATTTGTCGAGTTAGACTCATCATTTTCAACCACAGGAACAAGCATAACGCTAGCATCCCTGTTGGCAAGAGAAAACATTGACCCCGCTGATTTATACGGAAAAGCCATAAAAATACGAGCAGTTAAAAATGGTGAGGTATTGTTCTCAACCAACTTCATAAGAATACAAAACGAATCATCATTAGAAGAACCAATCAAACTTGATATATCTGCATCTAATGAGTATGAATTCAATAGAAACGGTGCAGATGTCAGATTTCTTTATGATGCATTCACAGTTTTCTCGGAACTTATTAACGAGGGAACCGAAGAGGAGGAAGAAGTTACTTTCATACAGATGAACAGTGAGGACTGGTTGGCAGTAGAATATGGAGTTCACACCATTAATATTTCTTCCAACATAGGCGGAGCGGCCGGCAACGGACACATAAGTTTTGCATTCTCTCCCTACTACGAAGGAGGAAATCCAAATTCGGCAATTCCTAGAACAGAGACTGGTCCTTCCGACACAAACGAAGACGGAAGAACCGAATATCAAGAAAGGTCTTACAATAATCGAGCCCGGTTCTTAGAAGCATTTACAACTGGAAACACATTAGGGTTGACTTTTGATGGTGGTTTTACTCTTGAATTGAGTGCAGACGGAATAACCAAAGGAAGTCAAGCAGATAGATTCTCTGTCGATCTCAGAGCGTATCATTGTAACGGTGGATACACTTGGCCGAACAACTTGGTGAATGATCTTTTCCTCGGAAACAGAGATGACTCAACTGTTCTAATAAATAAACCCGATTGGGCATAATAGAAAACCCCGCCGAAAGGCGGGGTTTTCGTTCAGAAGTTTCAAGGTCCAAAATTACCTTGGTGTTCCCTGACCGAGATCTCGTCGTCGCGGACGATCCTCTACTTTCATCACGGCCTCTCCTCGATCCCAGAGACCAGAGACGGCACGGACAGACCATGCAACCCCCCTTGCACTGTGAGGGATAAGGGCGAAGAGAATCAACCAGACTCCAAGGCAGAGTCCGAGGAACTTCTTACCGAGCCACCCACAAGGGCAGCCACCACACTTCACTTGACATTCTTTCTTCATTTCTAATATCCTTTGCTAAATTCAGAAACTAAAAGTAATTACACTACGGGCAACCCACTGTCCGCCACCGCTACCGGCACGCCATCCAGTGTTGTCCGTGACAAAGTTTGATCCGAGACTGTTCATCGAAAGACCAATGCTGTTGGTCCAGACAAGGTTATGTCCAAGATCGTAGTTACCACCAACGGTCAGAATGTTAAGATGACCGTCATACTCACCCCACTCCCACTGGGCAAACCCTTGGAAGTCTTCCATGCACTGATACCCAACGGTAGAGACAAGCGACCAGTTGTCGAAGTCTTCACCTTCGTTGTTGATGATGAAGTCAACAGAGGCATCCCAAGGACCACTAACATAACTTACATTACCAGTAAGGTTGTTTACCGTTTGCGATCCGACAGAATTACTTGCAAACCCAGCACCAGCAGCAAGACCGTCGCCAAAGTCATAACTCCCGACAATACCGAGCGCGTAGTTGTTACTACCGACTCCTCCGAGGTTGTTGAAACCGTTGTTGTAGAAGGCACTGACAGTCCAGTTGTCGAAGGTTCGGAAGAGTTCGACACCATCTCCTCGTCCCTGACTGAAGGTGAGGGCTGAGACACTGTAGTTCTTGGTTGTGAGTTGGGTTGGGTCGTCAACGAATCCGTTGTAGAAACTGGAGACGAACCGTCCGACTCGGACATTGGCAAAGTCGAACATGCGAAGAGTGAGGATAGCA